AGAATTTATCTCCCCATCCTTTAAGCTTACGCTTATCATCTAAATGAATCTCACCATACCCTGAGACAAAAAATGGGCCAAATGAAGGTTGCTTTCCACATTCCCAAGAATAATGCCATCCCGGGACTTGTTTTAAGTCCTTATCTCTTGAGCAGATAATTGTATCTGGTTCATAAAATAATTCATCTTGATATGCGTAAGAAGAGTATGTATTAAAAAGTGAATATAACAGCCAAATATCTTGGCAAAATAGATATAATGATGAGTATTTAGTAGGAATGAGACAACTGGAACTAAGGTGCGCTAATTTAGAAAAGAAATATCTGATGTTGTTAGATCATTTTGATCTAGTAGTAGAATATCCACCAGTTGATGTTAAACCTAAACTTGTGAAGAAGAATGCATAATAATGATAATTGGTCAAATGCTCGATTCAATTCATTTATTAAGAGTGCATTACGAGCAGCGAGTAGTAGATGGCCTCCAAAATATACAGTACTAAAGGAAGCAGCTACAGAGAAGAAGATAAATTGGAAGACAGGAAGACTTGCACAGCATTATAAATGCGCCTCATGTAATAAGGAGTTTCCTCTAAAGGAAGTACAAGTAGATCATATAGCACCAGTAATTAATCCAATAACAGGATTTGTTACATGGGATGATGTTATAAATCGTATGTTCTGTGAGAAGGATGGCTTCCAAATACTCTGTCTTGAATGTCACAAAGTAAAGACAGCAGAAGAAAAACAATTTCATCAGCCCATTCAATCAACACTTCATCCACTTGAATCAGAGCATAATCATATACACCAGCAGAACGAGTATTGTATCCCTTCTTAGCTAGAAGGAATGCAATGGTAGGACTCCTTAGAAGCCCTGCACTACATACACATAGAATCTTCTTAGCTTTCCCTTGATATGGATTCTTACAATTCCACAGAGCGTTATTTCTCATTTTTCATACCTCTGTTTAAGATACTTCAGACTAACTGGCATCAGATCGAATTCCCCATCATGCACATCATGAAGCATCAACACTCCACGCCAATGTATATTAGCTTGCTCTCCTAAATAATCCTCATCATGTAGATAACAACTACCAGCAATAATAGATGTAAGCCTCTGTCCATCTGCCCTATGTGCTGTAGCAATCTGTAAGCCTTGTTGATGTCCTGCTACACAACTCATATGCTTCTTATTCAATTGAGCATTAGCAGTAGAAGCTGCCTTACCTGCTTGACCTGTAGTGAAATAGTGAGAGAATGCTACACCTTCTACAACTACTGGTTTAAGGAATGGATATACTTCCCATCCAAATCCCTCATAACCAAGATCATTCATACTAATCAATCCTTCAAGCTTAGGATCATTATTAATAGCTCGATCAATACGATTCTCATGGTTGCCAAGAGTTAGAATCTGACGAGGACGATAGATTTTCTTCTTATCATGATATTGCCTAGCTTGTAATAGTTGCATAGGGGTTAAGAGCATACCCATAGCCTCTTGTACGGCCTCAATATCCTTTGTGTAACGTCTTCCCTCAAAACTCTTCTTACCAATGTCGTAGGAGCTTAGGGAGGGCATATCCGCGAAGTCTCCTAGATGTACAATAACATCTGGTTGCTTATCAACAATGTATTGTCCAATATGAGCTAGGTAGGATAGATCAACATCTTTTTTAACTTGTGAATCAGGAATCACGAGTATCTTCAATTTATTTCCTTAAATAAGTTAGGGCATTCTTTAGATAGAATGTTATTAATCTGTGTAGCCACTTCTCTCACCTCCCATTGTGCATGCTTATCTGAGCGAAGCTTAATGAAATCTTTCCAACCTTGTAAATTCCCTACAACATTCATTTCTGTATGTGTAGCTTCTGGAAGAACAAATCTAGCATCTTCTTTCTTCCACCCTTCATCGAGTAGTTTGTAATAGAGCTTCCTACATTTATCATTATGAATGATTAATTCATCTTCGTGATAAGGAGTAGCAATAGGAGGGATAGTGAAATCTTCTATATCTAAATCTTCTTTACAATAACGTTGGGAACGCTGCAAGAAATCAAGATGCTTAGAACGTACAAGCTGGTGAGAGCAAACCCTACTAATCCCATAGATACCAAATGTAGCATGAGCAAACCGTAGAGTGCTTAAATGTCCATCATCAGCACATTTAGCTGCACGTTTAATGTTAGCATGTTTTTCTAATAGGCCGTTATAGCAAATTCCTGCCATCTCACCTATAAATGATTCAGCATTAGGTGTTATTTGTTTCAGTACAATCTTCATCTGTAGCTTCCCACATTCGTACATAGAAATATTTTCCATGTTGTTTCATTAGTTTCTTAGAATATCCCTGAGAGATGATCCACTCATCTAGATCACCCACTCCATCCCATTTCTTAGGGAAGTCATACAACCATCCAGAAGGAGGATCAACCCAATACATTCTTAAAGATTCTCCAATTTAATAAGAAGATCAATAAAATGTTTAATCTTCTCAAGATCAGCCTTACCACCTTTATCACGCCATCTTGTAATATATTTAACAACACTCCCCTCAACAAATGGGAGTTTATTAGCTATAATATATTCAATAGGTTGAATCTTTAGATTCTTATAGTGATTACCGCTAATCTGTATATCTAAGGGATTTGAGTATGGATATATGAATGAAGAGTTACAAGATATTATTAGCAAGAAACTAGATGAGTATAAATACTGAATTAATCATTCGTCTTAGAACTAGAGCTGATATACGAAGACAAATTTACACACGTAAAAGTGTCCAAGAAGGTAAACCAGATATAATTGCAGATTTACTAGATGAAGCTGCTAATAGAATTGAAGAATTAGAAAGGAAACTTGTTGATAAAATCTAAATTTCGTAGTCAGCTTGGTGAGAATATCTTTAAACAGAAATACAGCCAAGGAACAAACGACACATGGGATGCTTGTGCTGAACGGATTGTAGAAGATGTATGTGGAACACGATGGGGTAAAGCTCAAGCATTAATGAGTAAGGATGATCGAAATGAATTAGTAGAGCATATTAAGAACTTTCGCTTCATTCCCGGAGGACGGTACATATACTACTCAGGTCGTCCTAATAGTTATTTCAATAATTGCTTCTTGCTTAGAGCAGAAGAAGATACGAGGGAAGAATGGGCAGCATTAGCACAGAGGGCAACGAGTTGTCTGATGACTGGCGGAGGGATTGGTGTAGATTACTCTATCCTACGGGCAAAGGGCAAGCCAATACGGAGAACAGGTGGTGTAAGTTCAGGACCGATCTCCCTTATGAATATGATGAACGAGATAGGCCGGAATGTGATGCAAGGAGGCTCCCGAAGGAGTGCCATATATGCATCCTTGAATTGGCAACATGAAGACATTCCTGATTTCCTTAAGGCTAAGAATTGGTCTTCATTAATTAAACAGATTAAAGCAGAAGATTTTAACTTTCCTGCTCAATTAGATATGACTAATATCTCTGTTAATTATGATGATGCTTGGATGAATGGAGAGGATCGACATTCAAATCCTATATTCCTACAGAATTGTAGGCAAGCTATGGAGACAGGAGAACCGGGATTTAGTTTTAACTTTGGAGATAAACAGAATGAAACATTACGTAATGCTTGCACGGAAGTTACAAGTGAAGATGACTCTGACGTTTGCAATCTTGGGTCAGTCAATATGGGAAATATTAATTCTTTGGAAGAGTTCCAATCCATCATATCGTTGGCTTCCAAATTTCTCGTATGTGGAACATTGCGTGCCGACTTACCTTACGACAAAGTATATACAGTCAGGGAAAAGAATCGAAGACTTGGGTTGGGCCTTATGGGAATTCACGAATGGCTCCTTAAACGAAAGAAAGGATATGAAGTAGATGAAGAACTTAAAGGATGGCTTTCTGTCTATCGTGATGAATCTGAGAAAGCTGCTAACGAACATTGTGACCGTCTATTTATTAGTCGGCCTATTGCTTACAGGGCCATTGCTCCTACAGGTACTATCGGAATTCTGGCAGGAACTACTACTGGTATTGAGCCGTTGTTTGCTGTGGCCTATAAGCGTCGTTACCTCACAGACGGAACACGGTGGAAGTATGAATATTGTGTCGATGCTACAGCAGACCTTCTGATTAAAGAAGGAATCAATCCGAGTGATATTGAAACAGCTTACAGCTTAGGGAATAATTATGAACGAAGAATCAAGTTCCAAGCAGATGTTCAAGATTACGTTGATATGTCAATTTCCTCAACCATTAATCTCCCTTCTTGGGGATCGAAGAATAACAATGATGACCAAGTTGGGCGCTTTGCACAAGTACTTGCAGCCTATGCACCACGGTTACGCGGATTCACCTGTTATCCAGATGGAAGTCGAGGAGGTCAGCCAATAACTGAAGTGGATTATGAAGAAGCTATGAAACATCGTGGAATTGTTTATGAAGAGAATGATGTTTGTAGTATAACAGGAAAAGGTGGAAGTTGTGGAGTCTGATAAGAAATTTAGAATCACTGAAGAGTCTACAGTAGAATGGGTAGTATATGAAGATGATGAAGAGATTCATGTATATCCTACACTAGATAAGATTACATTAATGAAACCTCATACAATGTCTATAAATTGTAGATGTAGTCCTAGGACTGAATCAGATGGTGAGGAATATAAAACTGTTGTAATACATAATATGTTACATTAAGGAGTTGATATGAATGAATTAGAAAAAGAATTTAAAGAATTTGAAGATATGACTAA